AGCGGTGAAGATATAGACTTTAGTATTAAAGTACAAGAAAGAGGGTACAGAATACATATTGTACCAACAGATCAACTTTCTAAAGTAGATAGTAAAATTATATCTGGAGCGTTTCCAATATATCACTATGCAGAAGGTACCTTCGAGGGTATTGAAACATATAGTAACGTTACATTTAAACGTAATAGTTTAATTAACATAAAGAAGTACAATAAAGATATAAAGTTGCACTTGACTGCTGAAAATGATAATAATTTACCGGAACATGTAAGAGTACATGGTACTAGCAAATATAGTGAATTAATATTAGACTGGAATAAACTAGACTTTAATGACAATACTGTAAGTGAAATTGCTATGAATAAGAGTATCGAGCATATATCTTATGCAGATCTAAATACTCACGTAAAGGAGTGGTATAGAGTGTTAAAACCTGAGGGCAGACTGCTGTTGAAGTTTCATGGCACGCTGAGTGATAGCATTAACGAAGTATTAAAATTAAACCAATTTAAAACCAATATGAATTGGAGCGGTACAGACATAAATTTAATAGCATACAAATGATTACAACAAAAGTAACAGCTACAGTTTCAACTAAGGGTAGATTTCATACTACCTTTCCTTTAGTATTAACCTCTTTAGCTAATCAAACACTTAAACCTTCCCGTCTTATTATATATGATGATAATGATACTATGGAAGATTTAAGAGATAATGAAATATATAAAAATTTGTTTTGTTTGTTAAATAGAGTAGGTATTGCATGGGAAGTAACGCCCGGTGCCCATAAAGGTCAAATATGGAACCATCAACAAGCCTTGACAGATGTTACAAGTGAGTATATTTGGCGTTTAGATGATGATAATGTAATGGCTACTAACACATTAGAGGAGTTATACAATTACATACAAACCGATCCTAAAATAGGTGCGGTTGGGCCTCTTATTCTTGACCCTAAAGCAGATATTGGACATAAGTTAGCTTCTAATAAAATAGAAGATATATTTTTAGGTGTTAATATACAATGGTGTGATACTGACCGTCATGCATTTATAGATGTAGATCATTTACAGGGTAGTACGTTTTTGTACCGTAAAGAAGCTGGTAAACATGGTTATGAATTAAAACTATCAAAAGTAGGTCATAGAGAAGAAACTATCTTTACATATGAAATGAAAAGAGCCGGCTGGAGATTAGTTGTACTAACCGGAATAAAAACCTGGCACATGCGCTTTGGTGCCGGGGGTATAAGAAGCTACCAACAAATTAAAATGTTTGAAGAAGATGAAAAGATATTCCACGATTATATTAAAAAATGGAATGTAAAACCAGCTTTAGTAAAAGTTATACCTTTAGATTCGGGTATTGGTGACCATTTTGCGTTTAGAAGCATATTACCCGATGTAAAAAAGAAATATAAAAACCATAGAATTATTATCGGGGCTTGTTTTCCAGAAGCATTCAAGGGCGAAGAAGGCATTGAAATAGTAAGTTTAGCTGAATCTGCAGCATTTACTAAAGTAGAAGAATATAACATATACGCCTGGATGGATAATAATAATTGGAAAGGTTCTTTAGCAGAAGCATACAAAACAGCACTTACTCGATGAAACAAGTACTCATAAGTCCATTTGCACAAAATTTACGTAACGGTAAAGAAAACCCTAAAAACTTTCCACACTGGAAAGAGTTGGTAGCTTTAATGCAAGCTAATGACATTAAAGTAATTCAAATAGGAGCAGCTAAAGACAAACCCGTAGAGGGGGTAACTGATTTTAGGCAAGGTCTAAAACTATCTCAAATAAAAGACTTAGTAAATGAATGTGATTGTTGGATTTCTGTAGATAGCTTTTTACAACACATGTGCGCTTATTATAAACTTAAAAGAGGTATTGTTATATTTGCACAATCAGACCCTAAGATTTTTGGATATACTCGTAATATTAATTTGTTAAAGAACAAATCGTATTTGAGAGATAAACAGTTTTGGTTATGGGAACAATGCGACTATAAACAAGAAGCATTTGTTAGTGCTCAAGAAGTACTGGATACTTTACTAAAACTATTGTAGACGCTGTAAGTATTAGCGACTATGGCTAATCCTAACAGCACTGTAGGTCCACAAGACTTTCTATCTACAAATTTAAATAGCAGAATTTCAAGCTATGATATGCTTGCGGAGCGTATCTTTTTTCAGCTCGGTGCGCCTGTAATTAATCTTGAAATAGCATGCGTAGCTACATACGACATGATAGCCTATGCTATTGAAATGTATTCAAAGTTTACCCCTGGTACGGAAGAGTTAATTGCGTTTGATAGTTCTCTTTATACAGCAGGTCAAGGTATAAAGATGGATACTCTTATTAATAATACTTTAAACCCAGAAGTATCAGCTTTAAGTTCTACTTTCCAATCAGGCTGGGATGTTGATTTAAATAGTTATAGAAAAGTAATAGATGTAACATCGTTTAATGTAGGTACTAATAACGGTGTTAATACATTGTTTACTATTGAACAATCAATGGCTCAACAAATGCACTTTGCTTATTCTTTAGGTAGTAAAGCATTTGACGTTATTTCATGGCATATTTTAAAGGATTGGTTAAAAACACGTGAAAAGGTATTCGCACAACAGCCTTATTTCCGTTTTGACCCACGTACACAAGTTTTACGTATTACCCCTGACCCAGCACAGCAAAACTATATGGGTAATGATCAATATTGGGCTATTGTTGCCTGTCGCATGGAACGCCCAATTAAGGATCTAGTTAAAGAGCGTTGGGTAATGGAGTATGCAAAAGCTCTTGTTAAGATTAACATAGCAAATACTCGTGGTAAGTTTCAAAACACTCAATTATTCGGTAGTGGTACTTTACAATACCAAGAGTTAATGACTCAAGGTACTACAGAAAAGAAAGAACTGGAAGATCAGTTAATGACTACTCGTCAAGAAGATCAAGAACCCCCCGGATTTTTTATGGGGTAGTAATTAAGTTGCTGGAGGTAAAGCACTTGGTGCACTACCAGCAGGTTCAGGTGTAGCTCCACCCGGAGCATTACCAGCTTCAGGTGCTGCAGCACCTGCTTCAGGAGCTTCTCCACCTAAAGGAGGCAGTTCGCTACCACCGCCACCTGGAGGAGGACCAAAAGAAGGAGGTGTAGCACCTCCACCGCCACCACCTGGAGGCTTACCGCCAGGGCCAGCTGCACCACCATCTGCTGTAATAGCTTGACGCCAATTAGGTCCAGCATTAGTGATTTGTGAAATTTCAAAGTTAAATGCAGCGTCTTTCTTCAACCACTCTCTATTGATCTTTATATCTTCATCAGAGTAGTTCATATAACGCTTTAAAGCATAAGACTTAGATACTGCTTCAGTACTGATTAAGTCGCTAAAGGTTTTAAACTTAAGCTCTTGTATTTGAGCTTCACGTGCAACGTGGAAATAAGAAGGTGGATTAAACGATATGTTAATATCGCTTTCTTTTAATTTATATTGTTCCCAAAGACCTCTTAACTTTAAATGAGTAATAAACGTATCTTTAAGTGTAGAAGCAAACTGACGTTGAAAACGAATAATAAGACGAGCAAACTTTAATTCTTCTCTTAAGATTTCTGCTCCATCAGCAAATTTAGACTCTGGATCTAAACGGCTTGTAGGTACACGTAAAGCTTTATATAATTTCTTTACAAAGTAATTAAGATCATCTAACTGACCTAAGCTTGCGTTGGTTTGTAAAGCTGATACATCCGTACCACTACCATCTGGGCGTTTAGCAAACCAATAACTATCTAACATGCTTTGTGGGTCATAAACATTAACGTTTTGACCTTGATCATTATCGTATGTACGTTTTGACCAATAGTTTTGCATTAAGCGCTTTATATACGCTTCTGCTTTAGGTGCTGGTAAATTACCAACATCTACTTTAAACACTAAACGTTCTGGAGCACGAACTAAGCGATATACAACAATACTATCTTCAATAAGTGATAGTTGTTTATAAGCTCTACGTGCTACTTCAAGATAAGGTAAACGAATTGTCTTGTGTTCATTCCATACATGAGAATGAAAATATGAAACCTGGTGACGTTCTAAAGGTATAAGTACCTGTTTAGCAGTATAACGGTTATTAGAAGAAATATCTATTTCAGGCTTACGTAACAAAAAGCCTTTAATTAACATATTTTGAACGTTATCGTAAATCGGGTTAATATGTTCTGTAGGTATTTGTACTACACCAATAATACCTTTATCTTTTTTGTCTTCGTGAATAACGTTTTCAAAATACAATTCAGCATCTATTAAGATAGCTCTAAAATATTCAAAGCCTTTATTCTCTAAATTAAAATGATCTACTAAATTGCTAAAGTTCTTTTGTAATTCGCTAACAATAACATCATCTTTCTTTTCATTAAGAACTAGATTACAATATTTTCCTTTTTCATCCTTAACAAGCATTTCATCACAAATTTCATCTAATGCATGACTAATTTCAGCATAAGAAGCCATAACACGATAATCAGATATACGTTTTGGTTTATCTGTATCTACTAATGCATAAAGATAATCGTGATATGCTTTATTAACTACAACACCTTCTAAAGAAGGTACAACTGGGTTATCTGAAGCTGTAGAAACAGCTTGTCCATAAATCCGTTCTTTGGCAGAACTATTAATCTTATAAAACGTTTCAAACTTTGGATTTAACTCTCTAACATTATCAATTACTTGAGTGTTATCACTATACGGTAGTCTATTAACAAAGCTACTGAAAGCTTTTGTAAAGAAATTAGGTTGTACGTTGTCAGCCATTTATATATACTTACAATTGAAAGGTGTATTATAAACTAGCTTTTTAATTAAACCACTTGGCAGCTAGATAGTTTGAATTTATACTAATTTCAGAAGGAGTTAAAGCTCTGTTGTATACTAACACTTCATATACTTTGCCTACAAAATAACCTCTACCTGCTTCATACCCACCAACACCTTTATATCCTTGATCTTTGCTTTTTAAATATGTACCAGTAGCGGAAGCATTAGTGTAAAATGTACCAGAAGAATCACTATTACCAACCATACTAAGAACATAAGGGGTGTTTATATTCATAGCGCTTGTTGCTGCTGTAGTTATGTAATCATATGTACCCCAATAACTAAAATTACGATCAAAGTTATTATCAGAAATAGCTAACATAGTAATTCCAGCTTTTGCGTTATTGTAACGCATACTGTATAATCCCGTCCACATACTAATCCAACTAGGACCAGTACGAGTGGCTGCTATCATTACTGTCATATAACTATAGTTTAAAAAGTCATTGAAATTGTTTTGATTAATGTTACCCTGTACTAAGTTAAAGCAAGGTTTGCCACCCGGCGAACCAGATAGAGAATAGCTTATATCATAACCTGTACATGTCCACCCTTTAGGATCAATTTGATCTGGTACAGGGGCTAATATGAGGTTTCTACCATCAACAAATGTAGCTGATAAAGCACGTGCATCTAAATGATTAACTAAACCTGATAGTATTAAAGACATATTATGGGGTAATTACCTGTACCCCAGAAATGTAAGGGTATTGTGTTGATAGATTAGTGTTATAAGCGCTTTTTGTTAAAAACGTGTAACCGGCATCATTAGCTACAATTATATCGAAAAACCCTGTAGCAGAAGGTGCAGGGTAATTGACCTGTAGTTTATTATCGCTTATTATATTATAACTTAAAGCTGGTACCACACCTGTTAGAGCAGGATAAGAAGACATACCGGTTGAACTGACAAACGGGTTAAATGTGGTGGTAGGACCAAACATACCGTTGTTACCGCTTAAGTAAACATAATTCGTATATTGAAGTTCACTACCAAATAAGTCAAGATTAAGAGCTTGTTTAATTGGCGTTATCCAACGACTTGAATAAGGTATTTGAGGGGCTGCAGAAATTACAAATGATTCTGTATATTGTGGGTTGGTTAAATACTGTATATTCTGTAAAGTAGGCACACCTGAAACAGCATAAAAATTAGAATCAATTTTAAATATTCTACCAACTGGGTTAGCATCTGCTTTAAACAACCATCCTTTAATAATAAATGATGTATCGCATATCATTCTGGTTGGTTGGCTATCTTGTTGCTCAACCGGGTACGTTAAATTATTAGTACCGCTCCAGAGTACTTCTGTTCTAATTTCTAAACCAGGCATTCCTTCTCTTGTCCAAGAAATAATAAAATAAGGATCGCTGTAAGGAACAAAATTACTTAAAATTTGATCCATATCGGTTTGAAAACGAGTTAAAATACTAACATTAACCGTGATGTTAATTGGTACAGGTTGTAGTATTTGGTTAGAGCTTTCAGAATTGTACTGAGATGTAGTATTATCTACCCAGTACTGACCAAACAGTTTATTAAAAACTCTTGTATTGTCTCTTTCCACACTAGCTATTGAAAATGCTACAGCAGGTAAAGTGGCGTGTTGAGCTTTATCTACTAAATCAAATAAAACTCTCTGTTTTGGTGCATATACATAACGAACTGCAATGTTATTGCCAACGTTACCTTGATTGTCGTAACGTTTTACAATAGCTCCATCAAACGCCTGTAGAAACTGCGTTAGTAAATCCTCTATTTCCGAATGGAATGTGTAGTTCTGCACTTGTATACTTACACTAGACGATCTAAAAAGTGTTTTGGTAAGATATCTTTATTTTCTACTACAGCTTTCCAAGCCCCACCATCTAATATATATGTATCGCTTACATCGGTTTCACAACGCGTACATCTACCACAGGCTTGTATTAAAGTGATAAGCATTTTCATTGTATACCATTCTGGCATTTCCTTAGAGAGTCTTTGCACTCTCTTGTTACCTAAATCCATCCACGGCAACTTCATTACTATTTGCCAAGTACCTAAATCCCCTTTAAGGTCTAGTCCCATAGTTAATGAAGGACTAACAAGAACTGTATCATCTGGTCTTAACATATGTTCAGCAACAATTTTATC